AAGACAATGAGCATACAAGAACTAGAAGCAGCATTAAAAGCAACGAGGCAGAAGATTGCCAGACAGGAATCCATGCTAGGCAGGAGCATACAGTCGATAGACCCAACACTGTACGAGAAAGAGCAAGAACTAAAAGATATACTGTCTAAGGAGCAAGACAATGACGATTAACGAATCAATAGAATACATCTGGACTGAGCTAGACAAAACATGGGATGGAGATGTGCGTCCTGATAACTGGGATGCAACCTGTGAACATATGTCTTTTATTATAGAATCTTTAGCGGAGAAAAAAGATGATTCATAAATATTTACTAAGTGAAATTCCTAACGATGATGAAGGGAAAGCTTTTGTTAAACAACTTAAAAAGTATCTTAATAAAACAAAATGGGAAGTTAAGGTAAGAGGACAGCACTTGAAGAAGGGGTTAGATTGGAGGCAATACAACTATGGTCAGCCGATAGACTGCTCAACTCATCTGAGATTGTATGTAAATTCCAAGAAACCTAAAGCAGCATTATCTGATAGTGGCTTTGCAGCTTCGGTCAAAAGCCACAGTTCTTACTATAGAAATAGTTGTTCATAAATATAACAAAGGAAATCTATGAAACAAATACTGATCGCAATGGAGTACAGCGGAGTAAGCAGAAAAGCATTTGAAAAGTTATCGGCTACTAATAGTTTTAATTGGAACGTAGTTAGTTGTGACTTGCTGCCTGCCGATGATGGTGCTTCTAATCATATACAAGGGGATGCTCTTGATGTTATAAAATCTAAGCACTGGGATTTCATATTGATTCATCCACCCTGTACAGCCTTAGCTGTGTCCGGTAATGCTTGGTATGGTAAGGGTATGGTAAAGAATGCTGCACGATTAGAAGCTATTAAATGGACTACAGATTTATGGGAATTAGTTTGTGACTATAGTGACTATGCAGTCATGGAAAATCCAGTAGGTGTACTGCCCTTTAAACCAACACAGTACGTTCAACCCTATGAGTTCGGTCATCCTGAATCTAAGAAGACAGGGTTGTGGTTACATAACTTACCTAAGTTAAAAGCCACTAATGATGTCAAAGAAATTCACGATGCACTACCAAGAAAAGAAAGAATGAAGATGCATTACTTATCACCATCTAAAGATCGTTGGAAACTTAGATCAAAAACTTATGAGGGAATAGGGCAGGCCATAGCAGAACAGCATGGGATATTTGCAAACAACAAACCAGTATACAATATTATTTAGGAGCAAGACAATGCACAGTACAAATGAAGCATTCATGTTTAGAAAAAGAACAATAAAAGAAGTAATGCCTAAAGAAAAAAGAGAGGAATTAGTAGCTAACATAGAGCAACATGTTAAAGACTTTTTAAAATCTGGTGGGAAGGTGCAGCACTGTACTCCCTTTGCATATGGTGCGCCACTAGGAGTAACAGCTAGACAAAGACAACTTAACAACACAAAGGTAAGGAAAATAAAATGACATTATATGATAGAATGAAAGCACAGCGTAGTAGTGAAGCTGTTAAATCTAAACTAGGTAGACCGGCACTTGTGCTAAGTGATGCAGAAAAAATCGCGAGGTATGAAAAAACAAAAGCAACAAAATTAAAATCCCAACGCCTGTATCGTATGATGGCAATTCATAAATCAGAAGCTGCACAACTTGATCTAGCTATTGATTTTATATCTAAAGATATAGGAATAAAACTAACTAAGTCAGAGGGCTTAAAGTTTATATTAGATGCTTGGTCAAAGTCAGTATCCACCCAATGATAAGTGAAGAAGCTTACAAAGAGTTACGTTCAACACTTGATGATGTAGCCGGTGTTCCTTGGGATGAATGTTCAGACCTAGAATATATCAATGCTATCAAGTTGCTTGTGGATAGGTATGAAAAAGCGGAAGCTTATGTTATACTCAAAACATAAACGGAAAAGCAGACAAGGATGTCATCTTTATTTTAATTAATTATCAACAACATACCTTTGGAGGTATACTATGTCAGTACTACAAGGCGCTCTTTACTGGGCATCAATCACTAACCCCAACACTACTTATGAGCCGGTCTATTCGGTCAATGTTATAGTAGACGAAGACACTGCTACTGATTTTAAAAATCGTGGCTTCCGTATTAAAGATATGGATGAAGGCCCAGCACTTGTTGTTAAGCGTAAGGTTAGTGGTCCGAATGGTATGACAAGAGCAGCCCCTAAACTGTTTGACAAATCTAAGAATGAAGTAGATGTGTCTGTCGGCAACGGGACTATCGGCAAGGTTCAGTACAAGGAGTGGGAAGTTGTACGGCAGGGTGAAACCTATCGTGGTCTTGATCTTCAGGCTGTACAGATACTTGATCTTGTATCATTCAACCAAGCTGGTGATGAGTTTGATGTAGAAGAATCACTAGCAGAGGACGATGAGTTATGATCAGAACTCCGGAAGAAGATACAGTTATCTTTCGGACTGGGGAGGGGGACTATGATGTCTCCCTTTTCAGTACTGATGGGCAACTAAAATATTCTGTAGCTCAGAGAGCCATAGCAGAGCTAAGAGATTTGACTGATCAGATGGTAATAAGAAGGGAAGCTATAACATCTCTTCATGCAGCCATCCAAGAGGTTGAATGCACAGAAGAAAATAAAGTTAAGCTTGTAAGAGCGAGGACAGAGACAGGACAGTACAAGCCTGATGACTTATCAACCCCAGATATAAACGAGGCGTATGTAAAAGCGCCTGACTATACTATTAACTACGAGGATTAGTATGTCGGATTACCCAGAGAAACCTTTTGTTAAATTTAAGTTACCGTGTCCGAAATGTGGAGGCAGTGATCCGGTATCTATGCACGAAGATCGTACTGCGTGGTGTTTCAGTTGCTCTACAGTCATTAAAGATTATGACAAAGAATGTGAGGCGATGCCGCCTAGCACAACTAAACCCATAGACATACAACCCTATAGAAATAATGCCATGAACAATGCAGAAGGAGAATTTCTAGCCTTATCAGACAGAGGAATATCTCTAGACTCAGCCAAGAAGTATGGTGTTAAAGCCGTGAAGGATCACAAGGGTCAGATCGTCAAGCACCTCTATCCTTACTATGTAGCCAATGAAATTGTAGGTTACAAAGTAAGGGAGCAAAATAAAATGTTCACATGGAAGGGTAGTGGACAGGGAAGCGGCTTGTTTGGTGAGCAGTTATTCCAATCAGGAGGTAAGTACATCACCATTGTTGAGGGTGAGTGTGATGCAATGGCAGCTTATGAAATGCTAGGTTCCAAGTGGCCTGTAGTCTCCATAAAGAATGGGGCTGCGGCGGCTGTCAAAGATGTAAAGAACTCTATAGAATTTCTTGAGAAGTTTGATTGCGTAGTCATTAACTTTGATAATGATAAGCCCGGCAAGGAAGCAGCTAAAAAAGTGGCGATGCTTTTAACTCCAGGAAAAGCGAAAGTCGTGCATCTTGCAGACGAATTTAAAGATGCCAACGACATGATAAAGAAAGGCAACAAGCATGGCTATGTCACAGCATGGTGGAACGCCAAGGTTTATACACCTAGCGGTGTTGTCAATGCTAGAGAGTTGAAAGATAAATACTTTAATAGAGAAAAGAAAGACTCTGTTCCTTATCCTTGGGAGGGGTTGAACAAGAAACTGTACGGCTTGAGACAGGGAGAGTTGATGACTCTGACAGGCGGCACAGGTCTTGGCAAATCCTCTATCACTAGAGAACTAGAACACTGGTTGATCAATAATACAGAAGATAACATAGGCATCGTGGCTCTTGAAGAGCATGACCTCAGAACTCTTGACTGTCTCATGTCGATAGAGGCGAATGACAGACTGTATGTAGATCATATCAGAGAGGGCTACGATCAGAAGTATTTAGATGAAATCTACAATAAGATATACGATAACGGAAGGGTGTGGATACACGCCCACTTTGGCGCTAATGATATAGACGAAATCTTTAGTAAGATTAGGTTTATGATTATAGGCTGTGACTGCAAGTGGGTAGTGGTTGATCACTTACATATGCTTGTGTCTTCCTCAACAGAGGGTGATGAGCGCAGAACTATTGATAGCATCATGACTAAGCTCCGCTGCATCGTTGAAGAAACAGGGGTTGGTATGATCCTAGTCTCTCATTTGCGTAGAGTAGAGGGCAATAGGGGACACGAGAATGGTGTCACTGTAGGTCTTAACCACCTCAGAGGCTCACAATCTATCGCTCAGTTGTCTGATTGCGTCATCGCTTTAGAGCGTAACCAACAGTCTGATGATCCTATTGAATCGCAGACTACTCACGTAAGAGTTTTAAAATCCCGGTACACTGGTGATGTGGGGATAGCTACTCACTTGCTATACAATCAGGAGACAGGTAGACTCAGCGAGGTAGATGCAGAAGATTATCAATATGATGGAGATGAACTATGAGTTCTTTAGTTTTTGATATAGAAACTGATGGGCTAGACGCTACTAAAATCTGGTGTATTAGTACCTGTGATATTCATACAGAAGAATTGAACTCTTACTATGGTGACAGTCTAGAAGAAGGTCTTGAAATACTGAAGGATGCTGACAAGTTAGTTGGGCATAATATAATTGGGTTTGATATTCCAGTTGTAAAGAATCTAACGGGTGTTGATTTGTCTAACAAACCTTTAATAGATACTCTTGTGTTGTCACGCTTATTCAATCCAATCAGAGAAGGTAACCACGGCCTAGAGTCTTGGGGTTATAGAGTGGGCCTACCTAAGATAGACTTCACAGACTACGGTACATTCTCACCAGAGATGGTGGAGTATTGTGAGAGGGACGTACTGGTTAACAAGAAAGTCTATGATGTTTTAAATCAAGAGAGGCTAGGCTTCTCAAGAAAGTGTATAGATTTAGAACAGAACGTAGCTGAGATAATAAGTAGGCAGAGCAAGAAGGGGTTCTTACTAGATGTTAAATACTCTACACTTTTCTTGGCTGAGTTAGAGGATAAGCTAGACGCTACTGTTGTCGAAGTCCACAAGGAATTCAAACCCAGTGAGAATGTTTTAATTTTGTACCCTGTAAAAACTTCTGCTGATAAGCTATCTAAGATGGCTGTTGCAGGAGATGGTACTAAGTATAGACTTAACTCTGATGAGTATGATCTCTTACATCATAAAGATAATATAGCGCGGATTACTAGGACAGAATTTAATCTGGGTTCCCGTAAACAGATAGGTGAATACCTAAAGAAATTTGGGTGGGTTCCTACTAAGTTTACGCCTACCGGACAGCCTATAGTAGATGAGTCTACTCTTAAAAAGATAAAGGATATACCAGAGGCTCTTCTCATAGCTGAGTATCTAACAGTACAGAAACGCATAGCTCAGATAAAGTCTTGGTTAAAAAACATTGACGATGAAGACAGGGTGCATGGGTTCGTCAATCCTAATGGTACAATCACAGGGCGTATGACTCATAGAGAACCTAACCTCGCCCAAGTGCCTAACTCTAACTCACCTTATGGCACAGAATGTCGGGCTTGTTGGACAGTTCCTAAAGATTATAAACTTGTAGGTATAGATGCAAGTGGACTAGAACTTAGAATGCTTGCACATTATATGGACGATAAGGAGTTTACAAATGAAATTCTCCACGGAGATATACACACCGCTAATCAAAAATTTGCAGGACTTGAATCTAGAAGTCAGGCAAAAACTTTCATCTATGCATTCATATACGGAGCAGGAGATGAGAAGCTTGGAACAGTGGTCGGAGGAGGTAGGAAAGACGGCACGAGACTTAAACAATCTTTCCTTGATAATCTCCCATCACTTAGGAATCTTAAAAATAGAGTTACGAGAGCAGCAGGAAAGGGTTTCATCAAAGGATTAGATGGTCGAAAGATATACATAAGGTCAGCTCATGCAGCGCTCAATTCTTTATTGCAGGGAGGAGGTAGCATAGTGATGAAGGAAGCGTTGCACCTGCTTAACAGTTACATTAAGGATAATAATTTAGACGCTCACTTTGTAGCTAACATACATGATGAGTGGCAGATTGAAGTGTCTGAGAAAGACGCTAAGAAAGTAGGCGAGTTAGGTATATTAGCTATACAAAATGCGGGACTAGAGTTTGATATGAAGTGTCCTCTTGATGGTGAATACAACATAGGAGCAAACTGGAGTGAAACACATTAAACACGATCCAAATAGAGTGGGTGATCTGGCAGAACATTATGCTGTTACATGGTTATGGGATAAGGGTTATCATGTATTTAAAAACTGTGGTTGTACAGGCCCAGTAGATATTGTAGCCATGTCTCCAGAAGGAGAGCTAACATTAATAGATGTTAAGTCATACAAAGACGGGAGACTAAAAGGAAAAACAGAACAACAGAAAAAATTAAACGTACAGTACTTACATTATAATTCAGAAAGTCGTAAATGTAGATTCGTGAGGCATAAAAAATGGATGACTTAGTTCAGGATATATATAAAACTATAGAGCCTCTGTCGAGCGGCGAACCTATAGGTATAACTGAAGAACAGATAGATGACTTTGGTGATGCCATGAAAGAGGTGATGCGCTCCTGGGCTAACCCAACTAAACGGGACTCTAGCTTTTCTATTAGGATGTCTAATGTGGGCAAGCATCCCCGTAAACTTTGGTTTGATTCTCAAAGTACAGATGCTCGGTCAACAATAAATGTGCCGACTCAAATTAAATTTCTTTACGGACACATGCTAGAAGAACTAGTTAAGTTGTTTGTGGTTATGTCGGGCCATGATCTAACAGGGCAGCAGAAAGAAGTTGTTGTCGATGGTGTAGTTGGACACATAGATTGTATTATAGATGATGAGGTTGTTGATATTAAAACTGCATCGAGCTTTGCATTCTCTAAATTTAAAAACGGGACACTCAGAGATGACGATCCCTTCGGTTACTTAGGACAACTTGCAGGGTATGAAGAGTCAGAAGGTACTAACAACGGTGGCCTACTAGTTCTCAATAAAGAAAGCGGTGAGCTATGTTTCTATCAGCCAGAAGATTTAGACAAGCCTAATATTAGAAACAAGATAAAGAATATAAAGCTTGCATTAAAGTCAACAGAACCTCCGGTTGATTATTGTTTTAAGCCTGTCTTCGATGGCACTAAAGGCAATGAGAAAATAAATAAAAATTGTGGGTGGTGTGAGCATAAGTTTAAATGCTTTGAAAATTCTAATGGGGGTGAAGGACTACGTGTATTCCGATACGCAAAAGGTTATACTTTCCTAACTAAAGTTGCAGTAGAACCTAAAGTGCAGGAGGTAGACCATGAATTCAAAGATTTGCAAACAGATACGGAGACACTCTAAGACTATTTTAGTTGAGTGGTTTAAAACCTTAGTGACTGAAGATCAATCTAAAGGCGTAGAGCTTAAAGTACCAGAGGTCAACTATGAAGCATGATCTTCTTGGTCTGTTTCCAACAGCCGTTGAAATATTTTCTGAAGTTCCTATTACAAAAAAAGATACTGAAACTCTTTTAAACATTAATGACTACCACAACAATACAGGAAACCTAATTACAAATGAAGACTACGTTCTTGAAAAAACTCCATCACTAAAAAGAACACTAGAAAAATGTATCAAACAGTTTGTTATTAAAACTTATCAGCCAATAAATGATATTGAATTTCCTATTACTCAGTCATGGTTAAATGTAACCAAGAAGGGTATGCATCATCATACTCACCTTCATGCTAATTCCTATATTAGTGGAGTGTTGTATTTAAAAACTATTCCTGATGATAGGATAAACTTTATGAGACAAGATTTGTTTTCTGTTATTTTTGACATTGAAAAGTATAATACTTTTAACTCTCAACTGAGATGGGTTAC